AGGGTGCGTGAAATGCGTTGTACAGGCTTAAAAACTTAGCAGTGGTATCTTGACCCCCATTGCCATGATAAATGCATGAGCAACAGTTGGTTTCAGGATTGTTAAGCTGTTCTCCTAGCTTAATAGTACCTTCAAAATGCGTTTGAAATATATAACACTCATAATCTATCGCTATGTCAAAATCTCCATAGAGAAAACATTTATGCACATAGAGTTGATCATCATCCCAATGTTCTATTTTTTCATAGTTGTATAACTTCTTTAATTCTCCAACCCTGCCAATATAAGTTCCACTGTTTATGTATTTAAACCTTGTAGGTGCATTTGGAAATTCTGTTGCTAATTCTTTCTGAGGCCAACAGTAAAGCTCACCGCTGAAAACAATATCTTTGTCAAACTCTAAAAATCTTTCTGTGATTGTTTCAAGATCGTCAGCGTAAAAAACATCATAGGCATCTGTAAATAAAACTATGTCATCGTCATGTAGGTGTTCTACATAATCTTTCATTAGGTTAATCTTCATACCACCACCTAATGCAGACATATCAGTACCTTTCCATTCTATGTTTGTTCCTACATTAACTATGTCAATTCCGTATTTTCTAGCGCTGGTGTTTACATAGGTACATTTCTTTCTGTCAGTGCCACAAGTTACTGCATGAACTTTGTAAGGTCTAAAGGGCTGATTGTTTTCTATGTCAGATGGAAGAATATCTCTTGATATTTGATTGCAAGCATCTTCCTTTAAAGCAACTATTTGCAGTGATGTAGTTTTTAAGACTTCAGGCAAAAACTCATCAACAGGGATAAAGTCATTGTAATTAACTGTATGAAGTAATTTTTTTGCTCCAAGAGGGTGTAAACAGTATGCAGTCATATTGTATGGGTAGCTCGGCCTTTCTATAAAATCATCTATTGGGGTAACTTGGTCGGGCTCATTTTCATTACGTTGCAAATAAATAAAAGGGTATTCTTTTACTAATTCTTTATATTTTAATTCGTCCCAGTGGTGGTTGATGGCTGCATCATCTTCCATCACAATGACTGGTTCATTTAATTCAATACATCTTTTCCATGCTTTTATATGTGATAGGAAACAAGCAACTTCGTTTTGTTGTAAAGGTCTTTTTCTAAATGGGTCTAGCCAATTGTCTCTAGCATGAATATGCCTAAAGATGTTTGTTTCCCCATCAATGGCTTGTATGTACTCAAAGTTTTGTAGATTGTTTCTTTGAAACTCGGCTTTTCTGTCTGCTCTTTTGAGCAAAGATATAACTAACTTTTTCATTTAATGGCGTATATATCTCTTTCTTCTGTATAAACAAGGTAGCCTTGCTCCTGCAACAAATTAGCCATATAAATATCATCTATGTGCATATGCTCTAACTTAATAATGGTTGGTTTAATACCCCAAGAGTAAGCATCAATAATATTCATCTCATGACCCTCTGCATCAATCTTTAAGTAATCAATTGATTCAACTTTATGTTTGTGTATTAGATCATCTAAAGTTAAACATGGCACTTCAATCGTTTCAGCTATAAGATTTTTATTCTCGTCATAATCAAACAACCTTTCTCCAAGATGGTGATCACTAACAACGCTTGATATTCCTCTTTGCCAAGCATTATCAGGTGTCAGATTATTTCTAGCTACAGCAAAATCAACTTTTCCGTTGTAATCTGATATTGCTATATTTTCTAATATAAGGTTTTTATAATTTTCAATACTTTCTGCTTTCTTTTTAAGACTGCCGAAATATATGGGTGCAGGTTCGCACATAATCCCTTTCCACTCTCCACTTTCTATCAGTGGAAGATTTGTATCAAAATCACAAGTTCCTATTTCTATAAATGTTTTCATTTCCATTTTGGACCCTCTATCCATGCTACAAGGCTTTTTCTTATGCCTTTCGTTACTGGTTTCACACAATGATTTATTACGGATGGAAAAGCAAGAACAGTACCCCTGTTTCTTAATTGTTGTGGGTTAGGTTGTATAAATTCTCCACCAAATAAAAAATCACCACCTTCATAATCTTCTGAATCTGATAACTGTATAGTAATGCTTATTTTCCTATCGTATTCAGTATCATTGACCCAAAAAGTATCATAGTGCCAGTCATAGAAGTCTTGTTGTTCTCCATCATAAATAGTGTATTGGATATCATGGAGTGAAGTTATATTAAAGCCGAAAGCCATTCTGTTTGCTCTTGTAGCATAATCAAAAAGTATGTCATGAATAAATTTAGAGTTAACATCAGAAGGCTCTATCCATCTTATGGTTGAGCTTCTAACTTCACGATTATTTTTAGGTGTATCTAAGCCGATAAGTGCTTCTGCTACTTTATAATATTCGCACTCTGTTACTATTTGATCACAAAGATCATTGGATAAGGCTTTATCCCACATCTGCCATATGGCGTTCATAAACTCTCCTAAGTTATTATTTTTATATCATAGCATCTTTAAAAATTATTAGAAATATATGCTATTCGCCCTCAAGTGTTTCTACTCTTGTTGTTAATGAATCTAATAATGTTTTTTGCTCTTTTAAAAGTTTAATCATAGGCACAACCATTGATTTATAGTGTATACCTGCTAATTCATAAGTAACATTACCATCCGCATCTTCTTTTTCATTATAAAAACAAAGATTTGGGTCATGAGCTTCTATATCTTCTGCAATTAATCCGACTTCTACAGTATCGTAATATTCTGTATCGCTAAATGTACCATCCCTTACTTCTTGTGTGTACCCTGCATCATTAATAAAAGTGGTTGCATTTGGTTTTTTATAGTTAAAAGTTTTAGGGTCTATTTCATATATCCAACTCGCATCACCATAACTATTAATATTTGTTTTATGAGCACGAACAGATGATGAATAACCTAACTGTCCTGAATTTTCCACATATACATCTCTATTAGTTGCAGGAGCTGCATAGTTATAAGTTGGCATTGATACCATTCTTCCATCATTTGCCTGAAGTGACCATACATTTGAACCATTTTGCTCAAAAACATAACTTGAACCTGAGCCACCTGAGTTGAATAAGAAACTTCCACCTGATGCCCTAATTTGATGAGAAGCATTGCCACCAAACGCACCACCCCTTGAACCTAAGTATATTCTTGCATCACTGATATCAGCCGATACATGAAGATCATTGCTTGAACCATCTAAAAGAGTTCCATTGACTTTTAGTTCCCCTGCTACACCTGAAGCTGCAACACCTATTCCTAGTGAATTAACCTGTGCATTTGAATTGGTTGTAAAGCCACCTGAAGCTCCAGTCTGTCCTTTCTGTCCTTTAGCACCAGTTCCACCAGTTCCTCCTACTTCACCTTTCTGCCCTTTGGCTCCCGTAGGACCTGTAGGACCTGTAGGACCAGTAGCACCAACTTCACCCATTGCTCCAAAATTCAAGTAGGCGGTGTGCGTAGTTAGGTAAGTAGAGGAAGACAAGTGCAACCCTGAACTACCATGAGTAATGCTTCTGCTTCGTTTAAGAACCCCGTTTAAATAATATTTTACAGTAGTTCCATCATAAGTCATAGATACTGTATCAGAAGTTGATACGGAGCCTTGACTGCCTATGCTGGTTCCATTTTCATAGATATTCCATGTACCTCCCGCAGCATACCAAGCATAATCAATGGTATTATAGCTTGTAGAAGCAGTTGGGTCTGCTGTAAGACCTGCCATAATATAGTGCGCAGTATTACTGACTCTCATAGTCATAAATGCGTATTTATGAGACTCCGCTGAATATACCCTACCGTTCCAGCTGGAGTTAGAAGAGTCTTTCCTAAACGCATTAGAACCAACTCGAGTCATCGTTGATAAAACGGGGGTGTAGGTAGGTTCGCCGTAAGCGCCAGTTGCACCTATTTCACCTTTTTGACCTTTAGCACCAGTTCCACCAGTTGCACCTATTTCACCTTTTTGACCTTTAGCACCAGTTCCACCAGTTGCACCTATTTCACCTTTTTGACCTTTAGTACCAGTTCCACCAGTTGCTCCTATTTCACCTTTTTGACCTTTTGCTCCTGTAGTACCCGTAGGTCCCTGTAAAGCTAAGTTAGCTACTGTAGATTTTTCCCATGCACTAGCACTTACATCGTAATATGGAACTAAGTCAGCACTATCTGCATCTGTTCCTGTACCAAACGCTGTTAAAGCAGTTCCTACATTTGCAGCATCAGTAACATCAGCACTGGCTTCTATGCCATCTAGTTTTGTTCCGTCTGTAGCGAGGTCTCTTCCATCAACTGTGCCTGAAACTGTTATGTTGCCTGTTACATTGATATCTTTATTAAAGTCCCATTCGTCGTTAGTACCATCATAGGTAATAGTCGCAGATGCACCATCTACTGTTATTCCAGCACCATTGGCCGCTGCAGCATTTACCGCACCACTCGCCAGAGTAATATTTAAA